AAGACAAAAAGATGGTTTAAATTTAAGCCAACAGATAAAATAGAAACATTACAGAGAGATCCATGCTTAAGACAGTAAAACTATATGGAGATCTGGCAGACTTTGTAGGATGGAAAGAACAGAAAGCAGAGGTAAGAAATACTGTTGAGGTGATGCGTTTTCTGCGTTGTAATCACCCAGAGTTGGAAACATACATGATGGATAAATACTATCGAGTGGATATGGGTGGATATGATGCTACAGAAAATGATTTATTAAATCCAATAAAAGATGAAATTAAAATTATACCTGTGGTAGAGGGTGCTTTTTTCTTTGCTTTGCTAGGTGCTGCTTTAATTGGTGGTGCAAAAGCACTTGGATTTAAAACTATTTTAGGTTCAGTCGCTTTAAATCTTGGTATTGGATTAGTTATTCAAGATGTCACAAATTATCTAACACCAAAACCGAAACCGATGTCATCTTTAGAACCAGAAGATGCCACTGTTAACTTTGCCTTTAGTGGGGTCACAAACGTATCAAGAGCAGGTGTAGCACTCCCTCTTGTATATGGAGATATTTTTGTCGGAAGTATAAATGTATCAAATGGAATTGATACAGACCAGATTGAGGTTTCTGTCTGATGTCTCCACAACCTTTTTTTGAAGATGATTTTGGATTTGATATTTTTCAAGCACATTATTTTGGTGAAGTTACAGATCAACAACTAGATGGGTATTTAAAAGAATTTGGTAATAGTTCATTAGGTAATAATGTTGTATTTGATGCTGCTGGAAAGTTAGTTGAAATAGAAGGTATCACTGTAGAGACTGGCAGTTATAGTCAGTCAGGAACAACAGTAACAATCACACATGATGGAAGTGAGACAATAAATGTAGGTGATGTTTTAAACGTAATACTAAATGTAGGTGCTGTTGCTACTGAAGTCAGAGAAGAATTAACAGTAGCTTCAGTTACTTCATCAACTGTTTTTACTGTCACTCGTACAACTTCTGCTACAGTTTCAGCCGAAGTAGTTAGTTTCTATAAAGAAGATGTACCGCAATCTAGCACTTATTCTCAATCAACTAATACTATTACTGTCACTCACAGTGGTGCGGAAACATTAGCTGTTGGTGATGTTGTTGACTTAAATGTTACATCTGGTTCTGGTACAACAGAGAATGTAACTGTCACTTCTGTCACCTCCTCAACAGAATTTAAGGTAGAAAGTAGTACTTCTGTCTCCACATCTGGTAATGCCACTTTTACAAAACAAAATAGTGTCAATATCACAGCAGGTGATGTTGATGGCATACAAACTACTACAGATTCAATATTATCCAGTAAGCAATCAAATGATCTTATAGATGTTTTATCAGAAGGAGAGATTGCTGGTTTTCATTCACCATTAGAAGCAGGTCTTACGCAGGGAACTGATAAATATAATATCGCAGCATTAAAGGATGTTTTTTTGAATGGAACGCAGGTACTAAAAAAATCAGCAGATATTAATAATCTCACAGAAGGTGATTTTAACTTTACAAGAGAGGATATCAGTTTCGAACCTAGATTTGGAACGTCTAATCAGACTGCTTTAGATACTATTAATGAAATAGAATCTGAAACTGCTGTAGGTGTTGAAGTAACAAAGGCAACTCCAGTATCAAGGTCAATTTCAAATCAAATAGATAAATTAAGAATTACTATTGTATTTCCTTCTCTTCAGCAATTCAATACAGATGATGGATCTACAAATGGTACACAGGTCAATTTATCTATAAAAATTACAGAGAATAATGGTACAGAACATAGAGTTATTAAAGGAACTAAAGGTGCTGTTATTGGTAAGACAAATACACAGTATTTCAGAGATTATATTATTAAAGGTTATGTGGATATTGCACACGTTGGCTTACGTTTTAATGCAGAATCATTCAGATCAATACCAACAAGAACATACAGAATAAGAGGAATTAAAGTAAAAATCCCACATAATGCAACTGTGAGGTCTGATGGCAGTTTATCTTTTAGTGGTAGTTTTAATGGCACGTTAAAAACAGATAAAGAGTTTACAAACGATCCAGCTTGGGTTTTATATGATGTTCTTACGAACACCCGTTACGGAGCGTCTATACCAGAAACGGCTATAGATAAGTTTGCTTTCTATTCTGCTTCTGAATACAACTCAACACAGATAGATGATGGTTCTGGTACAGGTACAACCGAAGCTAGATTTAGTTGCAATGTAAATATTAATAATCAGAAGGAAGCATTTGAACTTATACAGGATCTTTGTTCTGTAATGAGAGTACAGGCTTTTTATGAAGCGGGTAGTATTACGATTTCACAGGATAGACCATCTGATCCTGTCTATACCTTCAATATTTCTAACGTAACTGAAGGTGGTTTTTCATATAGCAATCAGAGTCAGAAGGCTAAGTTCACAAAGATAAATGTAGGGTTCTTTGATATGACAACTCAGGCTATTGACTATGAGACAGTAGATGATACAACAGCACAGTCAAGGTATGGAATTAAAACACAGACTATAAAAAGCTTTGCCACAACATCAAGAGGTCAGGCTTCAAGAATGGCGAAATGGTTATTGTTTAACCAAAATAATTCTTCTGAAATAGTTAATTTTAGTATTACGGCTGAAGCAGGGGTATTGGTACGTCCTGGACAGATAATATCAGTGGCAGATGAGGTAAAACAGGGAGTGAGAAGAGGTGGAAGAATTAAAACAGGTATTAGTACAACTCAAATAGAAGTTGATGATACAGCATCTACTGATCTAGTCACTACAAATACTGCAAAACTATCAGTGATTTTATCTGATGGAACGCTTGAGACAAAAGAGATTAGCGGTATATCAGGTGCTACTATCACTGTCTCCTCTGCTTTTTCATCCGTACCACAGGCAAATAGTGTTTGGGTAATAGAAAATACAACACTTGAACCTACGACATGGAGAGTTGTAAACGTACAGGAACAGGAGAATCTTATTTTCAGTATTACAGCAGCATCACATAACAGTGGTAAGTACGCCTTTGTTGAAGATGGCACTGCGTTGCCTACAAAAAACTTTACCTTAATTACTAAAAAATTATCTGCTCCACAGAACTTAACTGCTTCTGAGTCACTTATTGTTATTAATAATAAAGCAGTGGCAAGATTATCAATATCCTTTGCTGCTGTTAAGGGTGCTATTGGATATTATCTGCAATATAAATTTGAAAATGGAAATTTTATTAATCAACAAGTAAAAGCTACTGATTTTGATATAGATAATATTACTAATGGTAAGTTTGTCATTAGAGTATTTTCTATAAATACAATAAATAAATTAAGTGAAAGACCTAACGAAATAGAATTTACATCTGTTGGTAAAACTGCATTACCTGGTGATGTGCAGAATCTAAAAATCGAACCATTATCAGACCAGTTTGTAAGATTACGTTTTGATAAATCCACTGATATTGATGTATTGCATGGTGGAAACGTAGTAATTCGTAGTTCAAATTTAACAACAGGATCAACTTTCACTAATTCAGTTGACGTTTTGCCCGCACTTTCAGGAAATGTCAGTGAGTCGATTGTTCCGAATATTGTAAATGGAACGTATCATTTAAAATTTAGGGATGATGGTGGTCGTTTAAGTTCTGGTGATGCTTCTGTTGTATTACTTCAAACGATTCCGAATACATTACCAAAACTTACTGTTTTACAAGATAGAGAAGATTTAGATAGTCCAGCTTTTCAAGGAACAAAAGTTGATTGTTTTTTCAGTGATGATGTCAATGGACTTGTTCTTGGTTCTCTTGTAACATTAGATTCCGAACCAGATTTTGATTCTATTGCTGACTTTGACTTTATTGGTGCTGTTGATATTACTGGTGGTTCTTATGAGTTTGCAAATACTTTAGATTTGGGAGGTAAACAACCTCTTAGATTACGCAGACATTTTGTAACTCAGGGTTTTTATCCCAACGATTTAATTGATAGAAGGACAGCTAATATAGATACTTGGACTGATTTCGATGCAGCCACAGCATTTAATGTTGGAGCTTCTTTATTAGTAGCTACTACTGATCTTGACCCTGATTTATCAGTCTCGGCTGCTTACGGACAAAGCGGAACAACTATCACAATTAGTAAAACTGCACATGGTTATTCTGTTGGTGATTTTGTTGTAATTGACTTTACTGCTGGATCTGCAACTGATGGCAATTATGAAATAACATCAAAAACAGATGATACTTTTACAGTTACTTCAACCACAAGTGCCACAATATCAAGCGGAACATCTTGCACTTATGGAGCTAACTTTACACAATTCAATCCTTTTGTTAATGGAACGTATGTTGCAAGAGGTTTTAAATTCAGATGTGAAATGGATACAGACGATCCAGCACAGTCCATTGAAATAGATCAACTTGGATATACAGCAGAATTAGAAAGCAGAACAGAAACAAGTCTTGGTAATGCAGGTGCAACAAATGGTTTAATTGCTTCTGGAACATCCACTAAATCTGTTACTTTTACAAATAGTTTTTTTACAGGACAATCTGGTACTAGCATTGCAGCTAACTCGGTTTTACCTTCTATTGGTATAACTATTGAAAATGCACAGGCTGGTGAT